GCCCGCCGGTGAGCTGCTCCTGGCTTACGCCGACCTCGCCGGCCGCGTGCTGGAGAACCTGCAACTGGCCAGACGCCACGCCAAGTTCCGTGGACAGGTTTTGCACGCCCTCGGCGTAGGACATGGCCTGCCCGATAGCCACAAATGGTGCGGCGATTGTTGCAATGATCGCCAGCGGCCGAAGCGCTTGAGTCAGTGCTTCGCCGAGGATGGCTACACCCACGGCCGCCGTGGACGCTCCCCGGCCAAGGCCGAGGGCACCCAGCGTCGCACTGGCGAAGCCGTTGCCCAGCCCGCCGGTCATCCGGCTGACAAGCCCCTGAAATCCGCTCAGTTGCTTGCCGGCGTTTGCCAACCCGCGAGTGAGCCCGCCCGTGGACGCCGTGATCGAGACGTTGACGCGGCCGAAGTTCTTGGCCATCACCCGCCTCCGATCGAGCGGAAGGCCGCCACGATCTGCTCAGGCGTCTGCGTCCGCTTCGGCACGGGCATGAAGTCGTCAGGCTTGCGACGCGGCGAACCCTTGGAACGGTGGGCGGATGCGAACTGTGCCATGCTCATCGCGTCCCTCAACCACTCGTCGCCCCACGGTTCCAATTGGTAGTAGCCCATCCAGGCGTACAACTGATCGACGCTCATCGAATCCGCCAGGCCGCCGGGCTCCTCAACGTTCCAGACCCCCAGCTTCAAGGCCAGCCGGTAGAGGAACTGCAGGACCGGCTGGCGCTCTATTTTCCCGCCGCTTCCTCCACAGGATTGGCACCAAGCCCGTTCAGCTTGAACACCGCATCGACGATCCGCTGCACGGCGTCGGCGTCGAACTCGCCAATCCGTTCCTCGTCCGCCTCGGTGAACAGCGGCTTGCCGTCGTCGTCCACGCACGACAAAGCCACGACCTTCGCGGACACGTTCTTGAGGTTGACCGCCCCGCCGACCTTGCCGCCGGTGGCGATCTCCTCGAAGCGGTTCCGCATCCGGCTGGTGAACTTGGTCACCCAGACCTCGGCATCCTCGCCGAGCTCGGGCACCGGCACCTTCACCTTCGGCAGCGGACGCTTCCGCTTGAAGAACTCATCACGACTCAGAGCCATGCGCGCCTCCCTGCGTCACACCAATCAACCAAGGGCACCCGAGAGCTTGATCGTCACAGAGCCCGACTGCATGTCTTCCATCTGGGCACCGGCCTCGTAGCCGGTCATGTAGCCGAACGCCGACCACAGCGTCACAGCCGTGCCACCGTTGGCCCAGTACACGCTCACCACCTGATTGGTGGCGACGTTCGCCAGGTCGGCGACGGGCTTCACGGACGGGTCGTGCAGCACCTCGACCGAGACTTCGCCCGGGTCGTAAATGCTCGATGCCACGAACTCCTTGGCCGAGGACAGCATGTGCGTCGCGTCGGCAACGGCCCGTGCGATGCCGTTGTGGTTCACGCCGGTGATCTTGTAGCCGGTCGCGGTGTGCAGCGCGGTTCCGAACGAAACGTAGGTGCCCTGTCCGATGTCAGCAGCCATTGGTCAACTCTCCGAGTGGGTGATCTCGACTGTCAGGTCCGTCCGGTAAATGGGCGTCTGGTCGCCGGGGTTCGCTGGCTCTTGCTGGTCGTTCTCGTCCTTGACCGTAACGAGCCGAACCGCCGCCGTCCGCTTGAATTGTAAGGCTGCCCTGACCGCCCGCCCGAGGTTGCGGCAGTCCACCAGGCGGGTCGAAATGCACGACACCGTGTACGTCGTCCGCGTGATCCCGGTCATCCCCTGCATGTGCATGTACGGCCCACGGCTGGCGTCCTGGCGGTCGATGACCAGGCACGGCAGCGTCGTCCCCTGCGGAGCCTGCACGGCGTAGATCCGCGAGCCGACGGACGCTGCGATGTCGGCCGAGACCGACAGCAACTGCAGCAGGGATTCGTCGATGAACGTCGTGGCTGGCATCACATCCCCTTGGCAGCACGGCGGGCGTTCTCGGCCACGGCCTTGTCTACGGACCGGCCCAGTTCCTCAACGAGTTGCTCGCGGATTCGCGGCAGCGTGCGGTCCGCCCACTGGCCGAACTTGCCCGTGCCGGGGACGGCCGCCACCTCGGGGAAGTAGGCCGCCCCGCCGTCCTCCGCACCGATCAGGGCTACCTTGCCCATTAGGTACGGGTACTGCTTGGCCAGTGCCATCGGCACCTGCAGCATCGCAGCCTTCTTGGGCCGGCGAACCTTCACGCCGTTCTCGATCCACCAGGCGTGGTAGCCAAGACCGCCCTTCTTGAACTTCTCACCACGGCGGAACCCGAGCACGGCCGTCTGGGTCTTGCCGCGGACCTTGGCTTCGGTCAGCACCCCGACCGACCGCTTCAGGTTGCCCGTCGGCCCCTTGGCGACCAGGGCTTTGACCTCGGGGATGTACGGCTTCGTGACCTTGTTCACGCTGGCCCGCAGGTACTTTTTCTGCACGCCGATCCGCAGCCCATCAAAACGCTTGAGCACGTCCGCGATGTCCGAAACGCTGACACTGGCTTGCATGCCTGCCATCAGTCCGTCACCTCCGCCACCAGCAGCTCGTGCTCGGCCCGGTAGCCGCGCTCCACCACGCTGGTGATCTCGAACGTGCGACCCTCGCAGACGATCCGCATCTTGGCTTTCAACCCCGGCGTGTAGTGCAGCATCACCTTGTGGGTCACGTCTGAGCCGGTCGCCATGGCCGACACGCTCTCTGATCCCGACAGCGGCATGATGCCAACCCACCGAGTAGCGAACGTCGCCCACGACAGGATCGGCTCGCCGATGGCGTTGGCCGACTCCGTCGGAGTCTGGATCGTCGCCAGCCGGTTGAGCGCGCCCGTCTTCATGTGCCGACCACTACCACCGTGAAACTCGCCGTGCCTGAGTAGGCCGAGACGTTGAAGCCAGCCGTGCCACCGCCCCGGGCGTCCGACAACGCCACCCGGCTCGCGGAACTGATCGCCGCCCCCGACCCTGTCGCCTCGGCACAGCGGGCCGCAGCCGACGCTGCAAAGGCAAACCGGTCCACGGTCGTGAACGAGACGAGCGACCCGTCAGCGTCCCGGTAGGTACTGGGAGCCACGGCAATCGCCACGGCGGCCGTTCCGCAGGTGCCGGCGATGATGGCCACCCTGCCGGTCGTCTGGCTGTCCGTGCTCGTCAGGGCGAGCCGCTTCACGGCTTGGACGCCGTCGCTGGACGCCGAGTCGGTGAACCCCACGTCAACGGCGATCCGTCCCTCAATGCTCATGCGTACTGCCTCCAGCGGAGGTTGGCCAGCAGGGCCGATACGGCCATTTCCAGTTCACGGCCCACGCTGCCCACGGCCTCCCGGTTCGCGTACCAGTGACCGACCAACATCTTGATGGCGTGCTTCGCCGGAGTCGGCACGTTCGCTGCTCCGCCGTAGCCGGCGAGGTATGTCACCTGAACGGCCTTGTCGTCCAGCCGCACGTTGGGCCAGTTCTCCAAGTACAGCGGGTACAGAAGGGCAGGAACGTGGTCGCGGTCTAGGCGGAACTGCTGCGTTCCAGACTGCGCCCACGTGAGTGTCTGCGTGGTGCCACCTTGGTCCACGTAGGAAATAGTCACCGTGGCGTTCGTGGCAACCGAAGCCAGCTGCACCGGCGGGCGCGGAAGCGCGATGCGGAGGCTTGGGAAATCATCGAACGCCACGGTGTAATGTTTGTGGGCGAAGGTGCGGTCGCAGTAGTCCTCGCACCAGGCGGTCGCCGTGTCGATCAGCATGCCGATGTAGTCATCGTCGGTCGTCATATCGACGATCCGCAAATGCTCCTTGGCCTCGGCCACCGACACGGGCCGGTCACCCGTCCCGCTCGCGGTCGCCACGACGAGCGACCGGTAATTGCTACTTGCCCGCACGGCGTCGCCTCCCGGCCTTGGCGTAGGGTGCCTCGGCCCGCTCGAGCTCCTCGGGCTGGTCAGCCACGGCGAAGCGGATCTGCGGCTGCTCGTTGCGGACGGCGTAGCCAGACCGCACCAGCATGTCGGCCAGACCGCCAGTCACGTCCACCACCTGGCCAGTCTTGTAGTTGCGGACCGGACGGGTGATCCGCACCGACACCGTGGGGTATTGCGTGCTCATCGCCAGACGTTCTCCGGGGGCTGGCCGCCGCGATCCCAGAAGTCGCCGGGGTGCTGGAGCAGCGGCTGCATGTTGTGGTCGGGCCACTTGAACCAGACCTCGGCATGGCCGAGGGCAACCCGCGGGCAAACGCCGATCTTCACGCCAGCCTTCTGGGCGGCAACCCAGTAGTGGATGTCGTCGTCCATCCGGCCGTCTTCCCACCTGCCGGCCTCGTTTGGCACCCCGAGGAACCACGGGTGCGACATCTTCTTGAGGGCCGACGCACGGATGAGCGTGAACCCGAAGTGTGCCGTGTTGCACGGCAGGATGTTGTGGTAGACCAGCGTGTCTTTTGTGATGTGCCCGAGCCGGCTGCCGTCTTCGCCGTTCATCGTGAACAGCGGCTCGTCGTGCCGCCGCTTCATCTGCACCGCAGCGACCACGTCGTAGTCCGACGCCGTCGCGTAGGTCAGCAGACGAGGCAGTGCATCCGGCTGGAAGATGCTGTCGTAGTCCAGCGTCAGAATCCACAGCGGCGGACCGTCAGGCTCCGGGTCGTTCTCGATCATGTCCGTGAGGACACGCTCGAGGCACTGGCCCCAGAAAGCCCCCTCCAGCCGCACGGGTGCGACGCCGTAGGGGATGAGCCCGCGGGGCCAGCAGAACATGTGGTCCTGCCAGCCAAGCCTCGGGACCGACATCGCGCAATGCACGCGAACCGGCCCCGAGCCAGTATTCAGCACAGCCGGCTTTATGCCGGCGATGGGTGAAGCAGCCGCGCCCACGGCAACCTCCTTCGAGTTGTCGAACTACTCAGCCCAGGACCACGCGGTTGGTGACGTTCGCGTCCGACGCCGAATCAACGCCAGACTCGCCGCGACCCAGACGGGCCGCCACCACCACCGTGTTGTTGCTCGCGTTGCTCGTCGCAGACGAGCTCGGCGTGACCGAGACCTGCACGTACCGCCGCAGCGTCTTCGTGCTGACCTCGAACCGGGTCACGTTGACGGTCGCCGTGTTGCCGACGCCAGCCAGCGTGTAGTCCGTGTTCTGGATCAGGCTGGCAACGGTCACGTAGCTGCCGTCCGTGTCGCTGTGCTTCAGCGAGACCACGCTCGGGGCCGCCGTGTTGGCGATCGAGCGGTAGCCCACGTCCACCGACAGCGAGTCGTAGCCGAGGCAATCGACCGCCACGGTCAGCGTGCTGGCCGAAGCGAGACCCGCAGCGTCCGTCAGGGCGACCACGGAACGAGAGTTGGCGAGATGGTTCACGGTTCAGGGTTCCTTGATGGTGCTTGGGTCAGAGGATGAGGGCCACGACCGGACCGGCGTTGCTGGCGTCGCCAACGTCCGAGGTCACCGCGTCGTAGGACACCGTGGCCTGGAAGTACGTCTGATCGAATTCAATGAAGCGATCAGTGCTCGCCCGGACGGCAACCTGCCGGCGGAGGGCGAAGTGGCTGGACCGCTTCAGGTCACCGAAGAGGGCCACGCACTGGCCGGCCGACGCGGTCTTCCGCATGACGTTGTTGAAGAACACCGGCCAGCCCATGAACACCGGCCGACGAACGCCGTCCACGATCTCGTTGGCCAGGGCACCGTTGCCGCCGAGGGCCAGCGACTGCATCGCCAGAGCGTGCATCTGCGGGGTGCAGTACCAACCGCAGGTCGGGCTTTGCGAAGCGTAGGTCGGCAGCTTCGAGATCGCCGTGGCGAAGTCGTCCACCGTCAGACTGGTGACCGCTGTCTGGCTGGAGTCGTGGACGCCAGCCGTCAGCGTCTCGTTCTCGAACTTCCACTGGATGCCGCGGATGCCGCCGTAGGCGGAAGCCCCGGTCCCGATGAACCCGTCTTCGTCGATCCGCAGGGCGATCGCCAGGGCGAACTCCTGAGCAACCAGCCCGGCCAGGTCGATGGCCGAATCGTCGATCAGCTGGTTCGGGACGCGGGTGCCGACCCTGACTTCCTTGCTGGAGAGCAGGACGTTGTCGGTCGCCATGTCCGTCACGGTCGTCTCGGCGTTGGCACCGGTGTGGTACGCGGTGTTGCCGGCGGTCCGACGCGGGATGTAGAGCGTGTCGCTCGTCATCGTCAGGTTGTTCGCCTGAGCAGGGAACGACCCGTAGGACTCAACGAGCCGGATCACCGCCGAAGCGAACGTGTCGGGGATGAACACGCCACCCTTGCTGTTGTCGTTGGGCGACAGGGCGCGAGCCTCGACGTGCTTCTCGTACCACGACCGATCCTCGGCGCGGTTCAGGACGTAGCCACGAATCCAGCGGCCGCAGGCTTCGGCGTCCGAGGACGACCGGAACATCGTGGCCTTGCCGCTGTCGCGGGAAGGACGGGCGACCGGCTCAACAGCCGCAACCTCGACCGGCTTCGCGGTCGCAGCCACCTTGCCGCGGAGCGACGTGATTCGCTCGGCAATGGAATGCTCGCGGGCGAGCTCGGCCTCGAGGCGCTCACCCTCGGCGGCGAGCTTCTCCATCTCGGCAGCCTGCTCGGCGGAACGGTCCTCGACGGCCGAAAGGTCGGCGAGCATCGCGGCCACAGCGGCGGCGCGGTCCTGAAGCTTCGAGAGTTGAGTGGCCATCCGTGGCGCTCCGTAGTTGGTGAACGGTGACAGTCCGTGTCTGCCGTTCACACTACGGGAGCAATCGCCGCCGCCCTAGCGTTTCGGTTCTACGTAGAACGAACGGCGGCAGATGTATTCCGATGGCACGACCACCTTGCCACGGAACTCGCAGCACGGGCACTCGACGTACCGCACCTGCTGATCGCCAGCGGCCTTGCTCGTGTACGTGCGAATGCGGCCACGCTTGCACTGCGGACACGGGTCGCCTGGTCTAGCCACGCTTGCTCCTAGCTCAGATCCGCGACGATGGAATCAAGGTCGTCGTTCACTTCGGCCAACTGCTTCCGCAGTCCGTCCATCTCCTCGATAGCAGCCAACAGTGCAGCCTCGGGGTCTTTGTCGTCAGACCGCTTTTTCATGGCATCCAGCTTGGCTTTCAGTTCGGCGATTCTCGCCTTGCTGGCTTCTACCTTTTGCGTCAGAGATTCCTTGCGGGCAGTCGCCTCTTTGAGCTTGGATTGCGCAGCGGCAACCTTTTCCTTGGCCGCCTCGACCCTGCCGGTGCCCATCTGCGATTTGACTTCGTCTAGTTTCTTCTGGATTTTGGCAACCTTGTCGTTGGCCTTCTTGACCTCGCGGTCCGCTTCCTTTTGGGTTCCCTCGATGCGATCGCGGTAGCGTTCCTTCCGTCCGCCACTGGACGAGCCGGCCCCAGCGGCCTTGTCGCCCCCACCGCCACCGCCGCCGCCGCCGCCTTCATTGCCGCAGGTCGGGTCGATGCCGCCGCCCTGGCCGGTCGCACAGAACCCGCGAACGTGGCCAGCCCTGCCACGGATCATCGTGCGGAGCACAGCCGCCTTCAGCCGCACCGCCATCGACTTCGCCCGAGCCGAGTCAGCGGCGAACGACTCGTCGGCGTCCTTGGCCTGGTGCTGGCAGCTGCACCGCGACTCTTCCTGCTCGGCCATCCACGCCTCCATGCTGCGACGGGCCACGGCCGCAGACGAAGACGAGTATGCCGGGTGCGTCACGACGGACACGTCGAACAGGCCAGACACCTCGCGGATCGAGCGACGCGGCACGCCGTCCTCGCCCGGTGCCCACGACTGCCCCTTCTGCTCAACCGTGAACGCGAACGATGAGCCGCGCAGGTCACCGCGGGCGGTGAGTTCCGAGATGGTGCGGCCCAGTTCCGTGTTCGGCAAAACGACCGAGTACCGCAGCCCCTTCTCGTCGCTCGACAGTTCCAGCGTGCCCGACGACGTGCGGCCCAGCAGCTGGTTGGCGTCGTGGTTGAACAGGGCCACCACGTCGCGCTTGCCACGCTGGCGATTCAGAACCTTGTCGAACGCACCCGGCAGGATGGTCTCGCGGAACCCGCCCAGGTCCACCGAGGTGGTGTTGTAGCGGACGGCATAGCCCGACAGCACCGTGCGGCCGTCGGCCCGAGTCTCGACAGCCACGCCACCGTCGTCGGCGAACTCCCAGTCGCGCCGCTCGATCTCCGTAGCCACCGCCACGTCCGTCTCGTCAGCCATCGCTCGCCTCCGTGCTCGGGGTGTCCTGGGCCGGCTCGTCTTCGCTCGGTTCGTCCTGCTCCTCGGGCACGTCCTCGACCATGTCGCCCGGCGTGTCCTCAACCTCGCCCGGCGAGTCGTCGCCTTCTGGCATCGGCCCAAGGTTCTCCTTCTGCCGCACCTCGTCGGGCGTCAGCCACCGATTGCGAATGGCGATCTCGTACGCCTGGTACCGCGTCGTGATGTCCGACCGCAGCAGCCCTTCGACGAGGAACTCCGCGTACAACTCGCCGTCCTCGGGGAGCACGTCCCGCTCAATCGCACCCTCGATCCGCCGCAGCCACGGGGCAATCGTGAACTTCTCGAACGACACCATCTCGCTCTGCAGGTTGCCCCACGTCGCGCGGCCCAACTCCTGAATCATGTGCGGCGGCATCCGCCAGATTCGGCAGATCGCCAGCAGCGATTGCATCCAGAGCTCAGCCAGTTGGCTCTCTTGATTCGTGGCCGTGATCGTGTCGGCCTTGAGGCCGTTGCTTAGCACCGCCGTCTCGCCGGCGTTCCTCGCCCCCTTGTGCCGGGCGTTCCACGACTCGCGGAGCCCACGCCGCTGCTCCTCGTTGAGCACTTGGTCGGTCGTGAGGATCAGCCCCGGCTGAGCTTGGTTCCTGTAGAAGTTGGCAGCGTAGCCCTCCAGGCTGCGAGCTAGGCTGATCGCATCCCGGCCCAACTCGATCGGCACCTCGCCGTGGATGCCGTCAAACGAGATCCACGGGATGTGGCAAATCTGGTCGTCGCGGTAGATCGTCTGCCGGCCTGTCTTCGGGTCCGTGAACAGGTACGTCTTCGTGCCCTCGTCGTCCGCCTCGACCTTCATGCCGGCCGGGTTCAACGGCCGCAGTTCGGTCACCTGCCCATCGGGGCCGCGGAACTTGAACTGGTAGGACGAGCCGTAGAAACCCATGTGCAGGCAGATTTGCTCAACCCACTGGTATCGGGTCTGGTAGCGGTTCGGCCGCTTGGCGAGCACGCTGTAGATCGCCAGATCCTTGGCCCGCTCCGACGTGTAGTCGTCACGCTTGCGGTAGACGTGCAGCGGCAGGCAGGCCACGGTCTCGGCCACAACGCGGGCACACGCCATGTACGCCGCCGTCCGCATGGCGGTCTCGGGAGTCACCCGCACGCCAGACTCGGCAGCAGCCGCAACAAGGTCATCCCAGCGGGACATCCGCGTCTCAAGCCAGCGGATCTCGGGGAGCGTCGCATCCATGCGGTGTTCACCAGAAGGAAAGTTCGGGCATCGCCTGCGGCGTCAGGCTTTCGCCCATGTGCGTGCCAATCGCCATCACCAGAGCCACAATGCCGTCGATGCGTTCCGTGCTCTTGGCTTTGCTGGGCTTGATGTTGCCGGCCGGGTCGCTCTGTACCGCTACGTTTCCTGCTTGCCAGCCTAGCACCGGATGCCCAGCGTGCCGCAGTTTGCCGTCGATCGTGAGTGCCTCCAGACGCTTAGCCGGGGCACTCATCGACGCGAAGCCTTGCCCAAACATCTGCACCGGCAAGCCCTCAGCCACGAGCTCCTGCGCGAGCATTGTCGCGTTCCATCGGTCGATGGCGATCTGCTTCGGCTGGAACCGCCCGCAGAACTCCATGATGTCCCGCTTGATCGTGGCGTAGTCCGTGCTCTTGCCGTCCGTCAGCCGCAAGAATCCGTCCCTCGCCCACTGGGTGTAGGGCACCCGGTCAGTCCGCTCCCGCTCAGCGGCGTTGGCCTCGGGGCACCAGAACATCGGGACCACGTCGTACCGGCCAGACTCGTCGGGAAACACAGCCACGAATGCCGACGTGTCCCACGTACTCGCTAGGTCCAGCCCCGCCCAGAACGGCCGACCCTCCAGCGGCTCGAGCTCCACGCCGCAGGCCGCCCACTGGTCAGGACGAATCCACCGGATGTCAGAGGTCGTCGGGATGTTCAGCCGGTACCGCAGGAAGGCGTTGAGCTTGGTGGCAGAGTTCTCAGCCTCCCTGCAGTCAGCGGCGAATGACTCCTCGCTGATCGTCTCGCCTAGCGAGGGGTTCGCCTTGTGCCAGATCTTCGGCGACTTCCAATCGTCCTCCCGGTCCGCGGCGTAGATGCAGCCGAAGAACGACGAGTCAAACGCCGGATCTGCGATGCACCGCTCGGCGTAGTCGTGCTGGTCGTACCACAGGTGCGTCTTGTTCGCCTCGCCGGCCGTCGTGATCGACAGCACCAGCGGCTGACGCCGAGCCGCACCGCCGTACCGAAGGGCATCCCACAGCCGGCGGTCCCCCCGTTGAGCGTGCAACTCGTCGAACAGCAGGCAGGAGATATTGAGCCCCTCGGCCCGGAACGCATCCGCCGACAGCACTCGGTAGAACGAGTTGCTCCCACGATGCACGATCGTCTTTCGCGAGTCGAGAACCTCAAGAACCTTCGACAAAGCCGGCGACGAGCGGACCATCGACGCGGCTTCCCGGTAGATGATGCCAGCTTGCTCACGGTCCGACGCCGCACCGTAGACCTCGGCCCCAGCTTCCCCGTCGGCCACCAGCATGTAGAGGGCGATGCCGGCGAGTAGGGTGGACTTGCCGTTCTTCTTGGGGATCTCGATGTACGCCTGGCGATGCAACCGAGTGCCGTCAGGTTTCAGCCGGCCGAAGATCTCGCCCAGCACGTACTTCTGCCACGGCAGCAGCAGGAACGGTTGCCCGGCCGTCTGGCCTTTGCTGTGCTTCAGCACCGTCTCAAAGAAACGGTACACCCGGTCGGCCTTCGCCTGGTCGATGCCAGGACGATGCTTAGCCGTGGGCGGCGAAGAACTCCTCGAGCTCGTCCTTTTTGACTTCGACTTGCGTGGCAAGCTTCGTTCTCGACGAGGGGGTCAGCCCGAACTCCGACAACAGACTAGCCTTCATGGCAACCAACGAGCGGTACATCGGCCCCGCCGGGTTGGGCTTCACGCCGCCCAGGTCCGTGTGCATCACAGCACCGCCAGCCCGCAGCTGGAGAAGGCACGACTGCTCGGCCGAGTGGACTTCGCACAGCGTCGCCAAGGCTTCGCCGTCGCCGGTCGTCAGGACGCCCATCCGAGTCAGGATGCCGGCAAGCTCGTGCCACTTGGCCACGGCAACCTCGTCCACCGCTAGACGCTCGGGCATCGGCGGGACACCCGGCGGCATGCTGGGCTCGCGGCCTGCACGCTTTTTCGCGGTGCCTTCAAGGATTCGTAGACCCGTCGGCTTCGGCCGCCGCCCTGCTTTTGCCATGGTGGCCTCCTGCTAATCGGCCGGCTAAGGGCACGTCCCGTGCCGCTAAATGTGTGAAAAACCCGGGCGATTTCGATGCCGCGTACGCACGCTGCCCCGCACGCGGTTTATATGCGACGGCCAAAAGTTCTAACAATCAGAGACTGCCATTCTGGCTGTTGCGTTTTGCAACAGACCTCCACCCCTCATGCTTGGCGTGGCACGAAACGCACAGCACCCTGAGGTTAGCCACCTCATCCGTTCCACCCTGACGCTTCGGCACGATGTGGTCTACATGTGCCCGCTTGCCATGCACCAGGCACCCACACACCTGGCACTGGTA